AAAAAATAGCCTGGCAGTTTTTCATTTCTCTGCCAGGTTTTTTTATGAGCTGGGAAAATGGCTAAAGTTTACAAAATAAGAGTTACAAAACCACAAATGGAAACTATTTGTGAGCGTATTGCTGAGGGTGAAAGCTTGACCAGGATATGTAATAACACAAAGAGCTTACCAAGTTGGAGAACTGTACTGAGATGGGTGCAAGAGAATGATGATGCTCATACGATGTATCGTAAGGCTAGAGCGTTGCAATGCGAAGTTATGAGGGATCAGATACTTGACCTGGTTAACATGGCTTTACCAGACGATCCTAAGCTAGCAATGGCAGAAGTACAAAGAAGAAGATTACAAGCAGATCATATGGATAAGCATATTAGACAAATGCAGCCGTTAGGCGTTAGGGATAAAGCTGAAGATAAAGCAGCTGAAAATAATGGCCAGGTAACTTTGTCCTGGGCGAATGGGAACTTGGAGATAAACTAGGATCAACGTATTTTTGTGCAAACATTTTGGCAGTGATCTCGCACACGAGGGATTTGATTTTGAATTTTGTTTGCCGATCTTCTGTAATCGTTGCTGGATATAGAAATAGTTAGCGGTAACTAACCGATATGGCTGCTATTTTACAAAGTTTGACCTGGTTTTTTTAGAATTTGCCTACCCCTGGTACCCCAAAGCAAGCCGCCGCTTGCTATATCTAATATATATCAGATAGGGAGTGTCTGACACATGAACATTGAGATTCCGTATTCACCAAGACCGCTCCAGGCAAAACTGCATAACGCCCTGGTTAAAAGTCGCTGGGGAGTTGTGGTATGTCATAGACGATTTGGCAAAACAGTTATGGCTATAAATCATCTACTGAGGGATGCGATACTCAATGATAAGACGAATCCCAGGTATTTTTATATAGCGCCTACATACCGCCAGGCTAAGGCGGTGGCATGGGATTATCTAAAGCAGTTTGCTGGCAAGGTGCCGATGGTTAGGTTTCACGAAACTGAGCTGCGGTGTGATCTACCGAATGGTGCAAGGATCCAGCTGCTCGGAGCAGAAAACTATGATGCGCTGCGAGGGATCTATGCTGATGGTGCTTGCCTGGATGAGATGGCAGATATGCCAGAAGCTTTGTTTCCAGAAGTGCTGCGGCCAGCATTGTCAGATAGAAAAGGCTGGGCGTTCTTTATTGGAACTCCAAGAGGGCATAATGCTTTTTTTGATTTGTATGAATCAGCTCAAAACAGTGATGAATGGTTTACCCAGGTTTATAAGGCCAGCGAAACTGGTATAGTTGATGAGCAAGAATTACACGCTGCCAGGCAGATAATGACCGAGGACCAGTATGAACAAGAGTTTGAATGTTCCTGGGTTGCGAATGTACCTGGTGCGATTTATGGAAAAGAGCTGCAAGCCGCCCAGGAAAGTGGGCGCATAGGGAATGTTCCATATGACCAGGCGCACAAAGTAGATACCTGGTGGGATCTTGGTATAGGTGATAGCACCGCAATCTGGTTTACTCAGAATGTTGGTAGGGCAATTCATGTAATAGATTTTTACGAAGCTCGCAATGAGGGATTACCGCACTATGCGAAAATACTTACATCGAAAAGCTACTTCTATGGAAATCACAATGCGCCACACGATATTGAGGTTAGAGAGCTTGGCTCTGGTAAAAGCCGCAGAGAGATCGCATACGATCTGGGAATCAATTTTAGGGTTGTACCAAAGCTGCCAGTTGAAGATGGCATACACGCTGCGCAGATTATTCTTGGTCGTTGTTGGTTTGACCAGGTAAATTGTAAGGCTGGCCTGGAAGCTTTGCGCCAGTATCATCGAGCTTACAATGAAAGATTGAGAACATTTAGGAATAGTCCAGTACATGATTGGGCGAGCCATGCAGCTGATGCCTGGCGATACTTTGCGGTTGGAATAAAAGAAAACCGAGGTTTTGATAGACCGCCGCAAGCAATAGCAGATAGTAACTATAATCCATTGGGAGTAGCAATATAATGGGATTCCTTAATCCAAAAGTGCCAGCGCCGCCGCCAGTAGAGCCGCCACCGCCAGCACCGCCTATGGATGTTGTGCCAGATAGCGCAGTAACTTCCGTAGACGAAGTAGAAAATAAAAGAAAAAGAGCTAACCGAGTTAGTAGACAATCCACCATTTTAACTGGATCACAAGGTTTGTTAACTGAAGCTCCGATTGAATATAAATCATTATTAGGAAATAAGTGATGGCTGGTGAAACAAGCGATCCTGGTGGCCAGGACACAATAGATCAGGCTGAAGAAGAAAACATGATGGCTGGCATGACACAAGCTGAAAGTGATGCAGCTATTTCAGAAGCTGGTTTATCAATGGGATTTGGTGATTTTGCTGGTAGTACCGCTTTGGCTGATAGACAAAGAGATAGTCTTACTGGCAGTATTATAACTGATGCACTTGTACCTGGTATTGGTACATTGTCAGCAATAAATTCCATAAGCGCACAACAAACACAAGCTGCAATTCAGCGTGGCGCTAGTCCAGTTTATGGATCCAGCGGAACTGTTATAGGTGCAATTAATAATCAAGATGGTACTTACACTGGAGATCCAAGAGGAGATCCTAACCCTCCAAGTGGTGGTGGTGATGATAACCCAGAGCCAGTGAGAAGAAGAACTACAAGAAGCACACCAGGCAATGCGGTTAGAGGTGTATCAAATACAACCGCTAGACGAATTACACCTAAATCGCCAGTAAGAGGTGCATCACTTGCGCCAAGGCTTTACGCTATGAGTGGTAGAGGTAGAGGGCGTGGGATAAATACATCATCCCAGGGCATACTTGGATCTGCGCCAGTACAAAGAAAAACTTTATTAGGAAGCTAATATGTCAGAAAAACTAGCTGATGAACTTGTAAAAAGGTTTGCATCATTAGAAAATCAAAGAGCAACCTGGGAAACTCACTGGCAAGAAGTAGCTGATTATGTTGCGCCCAGGAAAGCTGATATAAACAAAGTTAGATCACCAGGCGATAAAAGATCAGAACTTATTATGGATGGCACTGCTGGTCTTGCAGCTGAGCTGCTAGCAGCAAGTTTGCATGGTATGCTTACAAATATGTCTACCAAATGGTTTTCATTACAGTATCGTAATGACGAACTTAATATGAATGATGCAGCAAGAGAATGGCTTGGTGATGTTGAGCGTGTTATGTATGGCGCTTTTGCCAGGTCAAACTTTAATGAACAGATACACGAGCTTTACCATGATCTAATTACTTTTGGTACTGGCGTTATATTTATTGAAGAAGATGATGAGTTTCAGCTTGGTTTTTCAACCAGGCATATTTCAGAATGTTATGTAACTGAAAATGAAAAAGGCCGTGTAGATACTGTATATCGTAAATTTAAAATGCCATTGCGAGCAGTGATACAAAGGTTTGGTGCGGAAAACATATCAGCAAAAATGCTGAAAATGTCAGAAGAAAAACCTTATGAAATGATGACATTGCTTCATGCGGTTTACACCAGGGATGATAGGGATATTACAAGAGTTGATGCTGGTAACAAGCCAGTGGCTTCAGTTTATTTAGATCCAGAAAATAAAACTATTTTATCTGAGGGCGGCTTTGATGAGTTTTGTTATTGTGTTCCCAGATTTTTAAAAGCAAGTTTCGAGATAGGTTATGGTCGTTCTCCAGCCATGACCGCCCTGGCAGATATTAAGATGCTTAATAAAATGTCAGAGGTAACGATTAGGGCCGCTCAAAAGCAAGTGGATCCTCCCTTACTTGTTCCAGATGATGGTTTTATTCTCCCCATTAGAACTGTACCTGGCGGCCTTAACTTTTATAGGTCTGGCACTAGAGATAGACTAGAGCCATTGAATATAGGCGCAAACAATCCTATTGGTTTGAATATGGAAGAACAACGTAGAAAAGCAATTCAATCAGCTTTCTACGTTGACCAGCTTATTCTGGGCCAAGGACCACAAATGACGGCAACCGAGGTTGTGCAGCGTACTGAAGAAAAGATGAGATTGTTAGGACCAGTGCTGGGAAGATTACAAGCTGAGTTATTGCAGCCATTGATAACCAGGAGCTACAATATTTTAGCCAGAAAGAATCTTTTTAAGCCAGCTCCAGATATTATCCAGGGCCAGGATTTTGATATTGAATATGTATCACCGC